TACACCACAGGAAATATATACTATTGTTTATAAGAATGGTAATAGGTTGATACCTGCATATATTAGATATTTTGATCCGGTTGTACCAACATCTTCCTTCTTTTTGAATGAGGTAATTTACGAACCGAACTTTATCACGGTATATGTTGACAAAGTTCTAAGAAACGACTATACAGTAGACATTATTGGGCAAACCGTCACATTTGATAATCCAATTGTTGCTGGATCAGAAGTGCTAATAGTAAACAAGTCAATTTCAGAATTTAGTTTTGATAATGATCTATTAACAGTTCATACTGTTTCTTCTGGTAAAAATGTTGTATCAAATATTTCTATTGGTAGTCAGCTTAATATCAATGGCAATAATATTATCTTTAATCGTCCAGATAACACTGGTACAATTCCAATGAATGTTGAGGTTGGTTTTTATGAAATTTCAAGTACACCATTTGTTGATGTGAATGCCGCTATTGGTTTTTCTGGAAATGTCATAATCAATACGGTTGACTTTATCATCGATTCAACTGATACTGTTATTGATATTGCCGCAAAGTTCAATGCAGAACCGGATGCGACAAAAGTTGTTGCTGAAATTGATAATGATGTCCTTATATTGCGCAGTCTTGGACACAATATCACATTGGTTGGAAATTGGAGTAATTTGAATATTGTTGCAGGCGATTATAGGAATGGAGTTAAACAACTTCAAGATGGTCTTGGATCAGATTATCGCGTCCTTACACTTGATGGTGTTATTCGTATAATTTATTTGAAACCAGAACCAGTGTTGGTGAACTTCACACAGCTATCATTTGCACTCGGTCTTGATAGTTTCACTTCAAATGAAGGTGCCACAATCAGTATTACTACCATTGATGAAAATACTTCATTGTCAATGAGAACAGAAGTTTTTGAAGGTTCGTTTACTGGCGAATATCCAATAACAAAAAATGGGTTCAATGATTTTTCAACGCAGGTTTCAGTTCTTGGTAAAGATGCAATCAATCTATCCGATTTCATAATGCGCCCATTGGAACTTGGTTTTGAAATAAATGGGTATCGTGGTTATGACTACAACTCAAATACTGGTCTTGAATTCAATACACCACATCTCCAAGAGCAAACTGTAATCATTACCACATATAACAGTAGACCACGTGACTTACAGAACCGTTCAAAGATATTCAAAGGTTTGAATAATACATATGAAGTGTATAGCATTACCGATGATAACATAATGAAAGTTGTTCAGGATGCACCATTTGGGACCGATCATATTGTAGTTGATGATATCAATAAGGTTGGTCTACCAAATAAAGAAAAGAATATCCCCGGTTATATTTGGGTTGATGGTGAAATGATTGGTTACTATGATATTGATGCAACTGATCCAAATCGTGTAAAGTTGATGAAACTCGTGAGAGGTGCAAAAGGGACACCATTTGGTAAAAATATCGTAGCTGGCCAAGAAGTTCTTGATTTGACCAATACAAAGATAAATATCAAAGATGCGGCACAGTATTTGTTGAGTTAATGATATGAAGATTGGTGAAATCCTTATTGAACGTAAACAACAGCGTACCATGATCATGTATCATGGTACCGTTCTTAAAAATGTTCGGACCATCTTTAAAAATGGTCTTGTCGCCAATCCACCACAGAGGGTTTATGATACTGGTGAGTTCCAAACTATTGGGGGTGTATATCTAACAAGTTCATTTGAAACTGCGGAAGATGCAGCCGATATTGCTTCTGAAAAATTCAAAAGTCCCCCTGTTGTTATCACTGTGCAATATACCCTTGATTCCGGATATATTGATGAAGATATTTTTCATGGGATTGTTAGTGATGCAATATCATATGCTCATAAGTATAATGCATCATGGTCAGATACCATTTATGGATATATTATGCGTCCAAATAATGGTTTGAAAATTTCAAGAGACTCTGCCCCACTAATTCAAGAATATGCATATTTTGTAAGTGATCTGATCAAGACGACTGGTAGCAGAAATATTTTCAAATTATCAACCAAAGAAGGCTATCGTGAGATATTGACAAAAGTTTTACGATCTGTTAAAAGTGCCAATATGCAAACACAGTCAGAAGTTTGGGTTGACCGTGATATAAAGTTTTCTGGAAAAACACGAATTATCAGGATCACTAACATGAACGATCATACCGTTCTTTATGATGAAAAAAAGAAAGATGATACTGAAAAAAACAAATATATGATAGTTGAAATCAATGATACTGATTTTATCATGGATGTACCCGAATACGTAGAAGACAGTTACCAGCTTGAAAAGTTTTTCTTTCAAATAAAGAAGAAAATTGAAACGATGGACAAGAAACAAAAAGTATCAAATTATCGCCCAACGATATATACTGCGGCAAACAAGGAAACAGTTAAGCAGATATTCACAAACAACAATATGTCAGAGTATGATTACAAACTGAAAGATGGAAAAATCTATGCTTAAATATAAGTTTACGGAGTCAGAAATATGAAAGATAGTCTAACCATCACCGCACGGGGTACTTTGGAAATCCTTGATGAATAGGGTAAAGTGATCCGCAGACAGAATAATCAGATTCATCCAGAGAATATCAGTCAGGCAGTTGCACTTGCACTTGGTAACAAAGATAATGGACCAATTGAAAAAATGGTATTTGGTTCTGGTGGATCAATTGTAAATGGTATCGGTAATATTACATATCTGTCAAAGAATGTAATTGGGTCAAATGCCCAACTATACAACCAAACATATGAAAAGATCATTGACGACTTGAACCTTGCAAACTCTGATCCTGTTAAGAACAAAATTGAAGTATTCCATGTAGATGGGAATATTTTCTCTGATGTTCAGATGACATGCACCCTTGACCTTAATGAGCCTTCTGGTCAAAGTCTGGTTGACACATCAAACACCACAGAAGATGATTTTGTGTTTGATGAAATTGGTGTTAAGGCATATGGTGGTAAATTACTTTCACATGTTATTTTTAGCCCGGTTCAAAAATCTTCAAACCGGGTTATCATTGTTCGTTATACCATACGCATTCAGTCTTCTTAATCTTCAACCATCTTCAATATATTTGTGATATAGCTCGGATTTTCAAGAATCAATCTTGCACCAACATGCAATTGTCTTGGGAACTTGTTCATATTGCACCAAATATAACCATCAGATTCGGAATTCAATCTTGGTACAAATTCACGATCAACAATGATGACAAATGAGTAATATTGAAACACACCATCTGGGGCACAATACACATCAAGTGGATAGATTTTTTCATATTTTGGAATGAAACCAACTTCTTCACGAATTTCACGCGAAAGACCCTGCATGATATCTTCACCTTCTTCAATCTTTCCACCCCAAAATCCAAAAGTGGAACCTTTTGATACACTGGTTGACCTAAAGTTCAACAATACCCGTTTGGTTTTCCGCGATAGGAAAATTGCACCTGCTGCCTTAATCATCGTCACTTCCTTATAATGAGTTCCCATTTATGGTTGAAATTATCTTCCAATAACCGGGACGATATGTTCCACGATATATATCAACCCACATGGTGTCTGTCAAGCGAATATATAAATTCCCATCATCATTGTTTTTTACAATTTGACCAAAATCATCCGCATCCTCGGAATCAAACACTACTATAAAGTTTGATCCAGAAGTCATTTGTATAATCGATCCTGCTTTGGCAGAATTTGCACCCCATGCAACCGTGTTGGGTATGATATCGTTCATTATGACATATCTTTTACCAACCGTGATATCCAGCCCATTATTTGGAAATTCCAAGTTTGGATCAATGAATGCATCAACATTAGGCAATGTTGCCTATGGCAATGAATTCACGTTCAATTCAATCAGAGCAACCGATGGATCAGAATCCTACAACTGTATCATATCAAGAATAATTGGGGCAGTAAGGTAATCATTTGGGTATAGTAGAAGCTTGTAATAACCATTTGTCTGGAAAGTCTGGTTATTGTTTTCAAGAAGACTAACCCATGATGCAGTATTACT